CAGAAGGGAGCGCCTGCTTAAAGTTGCAAGCAACACAGAAGAACTACTACGACTATGTGATCCGCAATGGGATCATATGTTCGCTTGGAAAGACATTCATCCTGAAGTCTTGAGCGAAGCTAAGAAAATATGGAGATAATTATGGAGACAGTTACAAAAAAAACTGCGAATGAAGAATCAAAAGGGTCAAAACTTTTCACTAATACACTCGCAGTTCACATGATGCACGCTAATAAAGACGTACAAGGTCTTGTATGTGATTTTAATAAAAAAAACAAGAGTATCTTTTTTAACATATTAGTACCAGCTGCCACATTACTAGGGTGTTGGTATCTTGTAGTAATAGCAATGAGTTTAATATGAGTGAAGGTCAACAACAATTAGAATTAGTAATGGAGCGCTTAGAACAAGTTCGAGCAGCTTATTTAGAACAAGCACGTTTTGCAGCAGACCAGTTGTATCATGATGGTAAGAAAGAAATAACCATTAATGATATAAGAGATGTTTGTCCACCACCAGATAACATAGACCCTAGAACATTAGGCGCTGTGTTTAGAAGGAAGGAAGATAAGTGGCAATTTGTTGGTTATGAACGTAGCAAGCGAGCGCACATGAGACCTATCTCTGTGTTTACAAAGAAGGAAGAGTAATGGAACAAACAATTAAACCGCACAAAGATATTATGGCTGAAGCGGATAACATGACGGCTACGGCTGGTGTACGACAGAAGGGTAATAAGATGTACCTAGAAGTTAAACACCGTATTACTATACTCCGTAGGAACTATGCTTTAGCATTAGGAATAGACACAACACTACTAGAAGCAAATGATAAGTATGTTCGTGTAATAACAAAGATAACTGATCCTGAAGGACGTATCTTAGCAAGTGGTATGGCTGAAGAGATTCGTGGTAAAGGATTAGTTAATACGACAAGCGCTTTGGAGAATGCAGAAACCAGCTCGATAGGACGGGCCTTGGCCTCATTAGGTCTACATGGTGGAGAATATGCTAGTGCTAATGAGATGGATGCTGTTGTACGCAAGACAGAAATCCAGAAGAACCATGAAAAAGCATATAAAGAAATCCCAGAAAAACCAACAAACAGACCACCAAATACAACACCATTTGTTGAAGCACCTATGGCGGAAGATAAGATACCAGACCCGTTTGATGGGCCACCAGTATCTAATAGTAATGCAGGTGAGTTTCATCCAAGCGCTAACTGGGATGCTTGGGTTGCTATAGAAAAATCAAAGATAGACGAATTTTTATCACCAGGAGATACGACATCTTGGTTTCAACAAAACAGAGAGTATTTAAATCAATTAAAAAGTTACAATGAAACATTGCACCAAGACATTGAAAAGGCTTGGGGTATAAAAAAAGAAAGGATGAACAAATGAGACCTGAATTTGCAAACAGTAAAGTAAGAATGCTTGGAAATATAACTATGGACGATCATGTAGAAGCCGCTTGTTGGCTTAATATTAGCGACCCAGAATTACACCAACGATTAGTGGACTATATAAAAAAAGAAAGAAAGAACATGAACGTACATTTATCTAGGCGTACTGGACAAGGGTATGAAAAAACTAAAGTGGCTACGTTTAATTTGTTTTTGAATGAGCCTAGAGAAGAACAATCTACACAACCAACAGAGGAGAAAACGTATGGTGGCTTCCCTGAATAGTGCTTTATTAGACAGCAGACAAGCTATTAAAGAATTGTTTAATGAAGAGTATAACGATACAACCCGGAAAAAGTTACGTAGGTTAATTAATGCCGGGCATATTAAAGTTATAAGAGTGGGAGAAAGGGGAGATATATATGTCCCAGCAGGAGAAATTACCAAGTTCCACCAAACTATTGATCTGGACAACAGCAACTGAATTAAGCGTTATGATAGATGATAGTAAGTATTATAGGAGGAAGATAAGTAGGGAGGAGCTTATAAGACTAGCCGAGCATTTTCTTAGCAAGGCATTAGAGAGGGAGCCATAGTAGGCTCCCTTTGTGTTTAGATACCAGCTTGCGCCATACTTTTTCTTACACGGTTGTTTCTATCTTCATCTTTAAACCAATGCACATATTGTTTTTTAGTAAATTCTACTGATTCATGGCCTAATAATTGACTAACAATATAATAATCACCTTCAAATTTATCAAACAATATAGAAGCAAAAAAGTGTCTAAGGTCATGCCAAGTAAAAGCATCGACATTACTTTTTTTAATAGCATTTTTTAATTTAGTACGAAATGTTTTGCCTGATATTGCCATATTGTTTCTATTACTAAATACATAACTATTTTCTTTTGGCATGCCACGTTTTAATTTTTCTTCTTTTAAAGCTTTAGATAAATCTTCGCTCATAGGTATTTCACGAAAAGAACCTTTAGTTTTTGGTACGCCAATTTCTTCACCATGTTTAGCAACCTTAACAGCTTTAGATATTTTTATTGTTCCTGCATTAAAGTCAACATCATTCCAAGTTAATGCTCTTTGTTCACCTTGACGTATGCCAGTAGCTATTGCTGTGTAATATAATAATTTAAAATCATCATCTATATTAGAACGTACATTATGTATAATTTTTGGATTAAGACGTGCAGCCTTCATGTCCTCATTATAATCTTGTGGCTTTTCTATCTTTGCTGTTTCTAAAGGGTTGCTTTTAATATAAGCGCACTCAACAAAATATTTAAACATTTGTTTAAAATGCTGTAAATAATTTTGTTTAGTTTTGACACTTGTCTTGCCACCTGCATGCCTATTAATAGACATAGGGCCATTTAAAATGTCTTTGGTAATTGTTTTGGGGGTTCTTAAAGGTGGGTAAATTAGTTCGCCTAAATCCCAATCTGCAAATTTAGTACCTGCAATTTGTGTTTCTAACAACAATGCAGCCGATGCTAATTTATGTTTTCTTTCTGATTCACCAATAGCTTCTCTAGTAGTCTGTTCTTCTATCCATTGGTTTAATGCTTCTTGACCAGTTACTCTATGATTAAGAGGCACATAATTTTTTTCTAAGTGTTGCTCCCATAATTTCTTTGCTTCAAGTTGAGCAATTTTTTTATCTTTATATGCTTTGCGACCTGCTTTTATTTTTCTTGCATCTACTATATAAAGTTTATTCTTTTTATCATGTATTATGTTTAGCATTATTTTGACCCCTCTGTTATTGATTATAAAAATCATTTATACTATTAATATAATGACTTTTAATGTCAATTACAAGGGGCCGAATCAAAAAAAACCGATTGACCTTTTGTCCAGTAGATTTTTTGTGTCCAGATTTTGTCCAGTAAACTACTTTTTCAAAATCAGCAAAAATAAAAAACCTAGGTATATCAAGGAATTAAATGGCTCCGCGGGTAAGATTCGAACTTACGACCGATCGGTTAACAGCCGATTAATACCTTGCTCTGTAACCCTTGCAAATCCTCAAAAGTCAGAATATGCCTTGCTTACAAAGTAACATGTGTTCCCAATTATGTCCACACATTGCCGTATCTACTGTCCAGATTTTGTCCAGTAAAAAACCGATTGCCTATAAAAATTGTCCAGTAAACTATTAAAGCAGTTGACCAGTTCGCATAATCTTCTCTAATCTTTGCGCTCTGGTTTTAACTTGTTTAGCCCATCGGCTATCCATCATTTCATCAGCAGCTTTAGGCCAGTTGCTTTCTTTTAATCGTGCTTGAAAATTCTTAAACTTATTGAAACGTGTTAAGCCAAGATTAAATAACATATTAGCAACACATATTTTTCTAGCTTCGTTTAAATAATTCCACCATTCAAATGCTTGCGCTTCTTTTAATACTCTATTAATATCATTGATTAATAAGTACCGAGCTTCATCTTCTGACAATCCAAAGTTTTGTAATTCCCTACCAATACCTACAGTTGGATAACCTTCTACTTTAGAACCTTTCTTTATAGGCTCACCATTATGGTCATCATAAACCTTTAGGCGCAAACCTTCGTCTGCTGTAAGCATGTCAGCTAGTTCTTCAAGCATGTGTTCGTCCTAACTTCTTTTCAAGCTGTTTAACTAATTTATGTTTCATTAACCTGCGGTCTAACTCTATGCCTACTTCCCGGCCTTTAGCTTCTAGCTCAAGCTTAGTCATTTCTGATAGCTCTTTGTTTGGCTTGCCAACAAATATTCTGTTTAACCATTGTATAAAACTTTCTGACATTGTTTCTCCTTATACCCAGGGTTCTTTAGACTTTGCTCCACCAAAATAGGGGCGGGCATGTCCTTCTAAAACCATTCTTTCGCATATATCTTCACCATCTACAAAAGGTATTGCAAGGATTCTTCCAAACTTACCCTTGCCATCTTTAGATGTTTTTATAATAAACCTTTTGGGAAGCAACTCTTTAAGACGTTCCTTGCTCGCAAGGCCCAACGCTTTCTCCTCAAGGTTCCGAGTGCGGCTTTCTGGCGTGTTGATTCCCAACAGGCGCACCCTTTCTTTTCGCAACCACACTTTAAAGCCAAGATCAACGCTAACATCTATAGTATCTCCATCCACTACTCTAATAAGTTCACATTTATATTCATAAGTCATTCGCATAGCCGATCATAAATTTCATTATGTACTAACAAGTCATCAACCAAATCATCAGAAATAACTTCTATATCTGATTCAGTAGGATTAATAGGCGATGCTATTAAGCAGTAACCTTTATTTCCGCTTGACATACTTAGACAGCCGCTTACGTTTATTAACAACGCTAGTAGCATTAATCTGCTTAGTAACTTCGTTTTTAAGATGTAAGTCATCTAATTGATCCTTCATTACGTCTGCTTGTACTGCTTTACGCATAAGCATAAAGCCAAACAGCTTACTTGCTAGTTTGGCTATGCCTCCTAATGCTGACAACCAGCCCATTACTGATCGTCTTTATTACGATTTTTACCTATGTTGCCTGATAAAAGATTAAGTATTTTTAAAACAAAATTAATAATTTTATCATCGCTTTGTGTAGGTGTTAATGCTGTAACTGCTGTGCAAGCTGTAACTATACCCGTTACGGCTGCTATCCAACCAGGCCCAGAATTAAAAAATCCAACAATCATATCCATATTTTTTCTCCCATTATTAAATTACAAGTCCATAAACAATGGCACACAACCCTGCAATAATACTTCCGCTTGTACCTATTACGATCCATTCCAATCTTCTTAATTGAAACTTCACTTCAATATGCGATTGTTCGCAAAGATATTCATGCGACTTAAATCGTGTTGATAATTCTAATAGTTCTGCACTTACAGTATTTATACTCTTAGGTCTTGCCATTTTTTATTCCTTTAAAAGCGGGTTCTTGAAATAGCGCTCTAATGTTTTGTTAATGCGAGATTCCATCTCAAGTAGCTTTGTGTCTATGGCTTCGCTTTTGCGAACAAAGTCGCTCTCTATCTGGGTGCGTGCTGCAGCAAATCTTGTGCTACTTGCGTCAACCAAATTTGACATTCGAGATTCATTATTAGCTATGATATTTCTAATAGTGTTCTCGGAATTTCTAATACTTGTTCTTAGCTCCTGGCTAACTTCTCTTACTCTTTTATCAGACACAGCAATTTCATCGAGGACGGTATGTAGATCTTCTCTTATCTCTGATTTAATAGATCTGGCATCATCTAACGCTGTACCAGCTACATCTTTTAAAGCTCCTACTTCTATAGTAATAGCTTCTAATTGTGTTTTAACTATGTTTTCTAAACTGTTAATACGTTCATCAGTTACTGCTACACGCTCTTGGAACCCACTTAAATCTGGAGCCACAAACTCGCTAATTTGATTTTCCATCATTTTATATCTAGACCACGCCTCCATGCAGAACCATATGGCACCTCCAAAAGTTGAAAGGGCAGTTATAAGTGCAATGATTTTTGTGCTGGATTTAAATTTTATTCCACCAAATTCAATTTCTGATTTACTGGTATTGGGCATCGATCATTCTCTCCATTACCACTCCATCAATGAGACCTATGTATTGGCCTAATGGATCTGTAATATATAAGTCTGTGTAAATTTGTTTTTCTTCATACCAAGCAACAGCATCTTCAAAAGTTTGGTTCTGATAATTATCTATGTTGCTTCCTAAAGCATTTATAATAGCAAGAGTTGCAGTTTGATTAACGACATCAAAGTTATCTCCCTTTAAATTAGAAATAATTTTTTCTGCTTTTGCTTGCTTTCTTTCTTCAACAGATTTTAATACTTTCTTTTCTGCGGTTTCGGTTTGCTTGGGCTTTTCTTCTTCTTTGCTTTTAACGGTTTTGGGCTTGGGCTTTTCGGATATTTCTTCATCTTTAACAACCTCCTTAGTTTCAGGTTCAGGTTCAGGCTCTGGTTTAGTTTCTGCTATTTCAGGTTCTGGCTCTGGTTCTGGTTTAGCCTCAACAACTTTAGGCTCTGGTTCTGCCTCCGTAGAAGGCTCCTCAACAACTTTAACTTCTTCCGTGGTAGATGGTTCATTAATTTCTATTACTGTTTCTATAGGCTCTTCTATGACGGCTACAGATCCTACATTTACTGGTGTTGTTTCTATTTCTATTTCAACAGGAGTATCAACAGTAATATTATCAATTTCTGATACATAGGTATCAACTGTTTCCATAATTTCTACTAGCGCTTCTGGTGCAGCTATTTCTGGAATTTGTATATCTACTTGAATAATCTCTGGTTCATAAGCATCAGGAACATTAATTGTTGTAACAACATCAAACTGCTGCATCTCAATATCTAATTGTTCTTGTTGCTCAACAGGCAAAGATTGAAATTCTTCTTCACTCATAATACTATTGTATTCTATAAGAGGTTGAACTACCTCCATCCACGTATTAGTAATTGTAGATATCTGATTGTAATTAATCGTGTAACTTACATTGTCTACGTAATACTGATTGTATCCACCTACAGAAATAAAGACACGATCTAAACCTCCTGCAAAATCATGTGTACCACTATAATAGGCTGGCGCTCCTGTATCTTCTAATGCAATCTGGTTTGTAACCCATTGCTCAACACCGTTATTATATCCTTTAGTTTCAAAATATCCTGTCGTGTTGTTCTGTTTAAAATGAAAATCTAATCCCCAGGCAATCTGTCCGCCATCGTCTATTGTAAAAGGTAGGTCAATGTACTGTTGGAATGTAGTTAGTTGACTTCCGTTTGATAGCCCACACTTCCCGGTATCTTCTCCAAAAAACTCTGTGCAATCAACCATTCCGCTTATGGGGCCAGCGCCTCCCCAGTCAATTTCTAGCGTTCCAGCCTTGTTAGCACCTACAACATCATTAGTAATATCTAATATATTACCCGTTGTAGCATGTTCTATTGTAGTTGTTACTTCTGTGTACGTATCTATATGACCTTCACCAAGATCTTCTGTTTCTACTGTTGTTTCTGTAGTACTGCCTTCATCTTGCATCTGTCCAAATGAATCAAAGGAGTAAAAGCAAGAACAACAAACCACCAATACCAATACCAGTAAGTTCTTCATCTGAAATTTCCTCTACAGGTTTAACATATCCTGGTATTTCTTCTGGGTGGTTATCCCAATATTCTTTTGCAGCAATGCCAATAACTGCTTTCTCTCCTGTGTTAGCTGGACAATACGAGCCAGCTCGATACATCGCCATAAACACATCTCTATTGCTATGACACAAGAGGCTGACACTTGCGACTTTTAAACCTAGTGAAAACAATAGTTTAACTGATTTTCTTACAGAACATGCTTCATCAATTTTTACACCACCAGCAGCTAAACCAAAGAGACTTGTGGATATTCCACCAGCACCATAACTCACCATACAAGAATCAGATTGATTGACCATAATGTTTGGGCCAGAACTTGCCATAGCAGGGGCTTTATCTACTGTTACAGTTGAGGCAACGGTAGACGAAGTATTACTTTGCGCCCAGGCATTTACACATAAAAAAACCGCCATGACAGTGGTCAACAAAAAGTATGATAGTTGTTTCATGTTAACCTCTTGAAACTTCTTTCCATGCAGTATTACTTTCATCCCAAATATATTTTAAATCATCATCATCTGGATAATCTACTGGAGATTTCCATTGACAAGAATCTTCATCTAATACCCAAGACGCATAAGGTTTTGGTGGAATAAAAGCATCTTTGCTGGCATCATAACTAAACCCTATTCCAGCATAATTTTTTCTTATGTTATTGTTATAAGAAGTTTGTTTCCAAGTATCGCTAGTACCATAAAGATTATTTATAAATGTAACTCCAGCATTTTCTGAAGTAGCTATATCGTTAGATACAACTATTACTTGTGTAACTATATTGTTTTCATCTAACTTTGCAAAATGCGCCATTATGCTGTGTAACTCCCAGAAGAATTAAATAGTAAAATTGTAAAATCACCGACAGTAGAAACAGTTGGAGAGCCACTTGTTGTTCCAGTATAATTAGCAGTTGGTACTTTTAATATAACAACTCCAGAACCACCATTACTTCCTAATTTACTATTACCATTACCAGTAGTATCAGACCCCCCTGCTCCTCCTCCACCAGTATTTGCTGTTGCATGACTAGGCCGAGCATGGCTAGTAGCTGAACTTGCTCCACCACCAGTTCCTCCTATTCCGTATACCATACTACCACCAAAGTAAGACCAACAACCTCCTGCTCCTCCTCCACCTCTTGCTACAGATGAACCAGTTATACTAGACGATAAACCATCTCCGCCATCTCCTACAATATATTGGTGTGTAGAATTTTGTCCTACTTGACCAGCACCACCACCACCGGGGCCTGTATAAGAAGGGTGTGTGCCTCCACCATCATCATCACTAACACCTCCAGCATATCCTTGACCAGCAGTTCCAGCAGCCGTTACTGTGCCACTAGATTTATACATTGAACCACCGCCAGAACCTCCAACTTGTCCATCTCTTTTGTTTGCATCATCTGTACCTCCAGCACCACCACCTATTGATGTTATTGCACCAAATGCAGAATTACTGCCATTATCACCTCTATCGCCATTATTAGTATCTAAAAAACCTGTTGCTGCACTACCACCTGCTCCTACAGTAACGGTATATTCCGTACCTACAGTAAACTCAAAAGCACTTTCTAACGTACCTCCTCCACCAGTAGACTCTCCTTCAACGGAAGAACGATAACCTCCTGCGCCACCGCCGCCCGCTTGTCGGCCTCCTCCCGAGCCTCCACCAGCAATAACTAAGTATTGAATAGAAGGCCCAGCAGCAGATGATGTGGCACTTCCAAATCCTAAAACATTATAACCGAAACCAGTCATACGAATAACTCCTTATCTAAGCGTCATTTGCTGCATTAGTTGTAAAGAATAATTTTATTCCTAAAAGGCGTGCATCGCCAGATTGATCATCAGCAGAAACATCTCGCATTATTTGGAAATAACATTGATCTCCTACTGCTGGCGTACCTGCTATAGTTACTGCACCACTTTCAGCAGTTACATTTAAATCATTACTTGTACCACTATGTGCTTTAGCTGTGGCTACTACGTTAGTTCCAAATGCAGTATTAATAGAATCATTATCGCTTAATGATACTCCAGATAATCCCCAAGCTACTGTTCCCGTGTTAGTTCCCGTAACAGTAAAATAGGCTTGAAATGTAACTGTTCCTTCATTCCATGATTTAGGCATGGCTATAGCAAACTGTGCGTTTTCATCTGAACTAGCATCAAAATCTAACACCTTAATTTCTGGGCCATTAGATAATTCTACTTGTTCTATACCAGCGCATCCATTAGTTGAGTTAGGGTACATAGCTACAGAAGGTATCCATATAGTTTCAACGCCAGCTATTTTTGTTCCAGCATTATAAGCCTGAACATCACTACCTAAAGCTAATCCTAAACTTGCTCTAGCCGTTGCTCCATTTTCAGCTACAAAGTTACTGCCATCTCCGACTATAATATTACCATCTGTTACCGCTAATCCAGCAACATCTTGTAGTTGTTGATCGAGTCTTGCATTAGCAACTGTTCCTGTTAATTGTGTAGCAACTATGCTTTTGTTAGTTAAAGTTTGTGTAGCCACAGTAGAAACAAGTTCACCATCTCCTCCCGGAGGAAGAGTTAACGTATTAGTTACTGTAGCTGAATGGGGTTGACTCTTAACAGTTTGTCCATGACTATTACTTTCACAATTAAAGACTATAGTACCAGGATTTGTATTACCTTTTACAACAACTTTACCAGTTCCATGCGGTGCAAGGTCTATATCAGCATTACCTGTAGTAATAATATCCTTGGAATTCATGTCCAAATTGCCGCCTAATTGTGGGCTAGTGTCATCTGAAACATCATTCATATCTCCAGTACCATCGCCATCATTTCCAGCATTTCCTGTTCTTGCAAAAACAACACCTACACTATCGCCATCAACTAAAGAACCGACATTACTAGCAACATGACTTACGGGAATTTTCCAATAGCCCGTTCCATCAACACACGCCCCCGTAACCGAGAACACGCCAAATTGTGAGTTAGTACCAGCTTCTTCTAAATAAATAGTTCCACGCAATGCAGAATTTGTGCTGTCATCTAAAGTTTGAATCCATGTTTCTATGTTAGTGCTGTTTGCATCCACATCATCTATATAAAGAACAGATATAGAAGCAAAAGTTGCATTATTACCCCATATCTTTCCAGCACCTTGGTCGCTATCACCAGTTGCCGTTTCCCAAGTTAATTTAATTCCTGTAGCCCCAGCTGGCCCCACCGCCCCGGTATCACCCGTATTTCCACTTTGTGAAAAGTGAACAGACAATTCATCGGCTGCACTAAACGTATTATTAGAGGCAAGATGTACGACAGTTAATTCATTAAAGCCTGATTCATCGGATGCCGCATCCGTAACTTTAAATCTGGCATACGTTGTTTCATCATTTATATCTACAATGTGTAGAAATCCTTTAATAGTTGATGTTGAACTACCCCATGTTGCTGTATCAGCTTGTGTTGTTACACCATGACTGTCTGCATCATCTATACATATTTTTGTTACATTAGCATATGTTGCATTATTAAATGATAACTCACCTGCTCCGGGATCGGCCTTAGAAGTTCCTGTATCAAACTTATAAAAGTAACCCGGTATTGAGCCATCTTCACCAGACGCTACAAAACTTATAAACACTTTATCGTTATTAGCTAATGTGCCTGCACCGTCTATATATGTTAAATTTACTTTAGTATATCCAGAAGCATCAACTACAGCAGCCGACACTTTAAATACATGCCAAGTATCTAGGGTATTAGATTTACTTACACGAATGCGACCACGATTTGTGTCATTCCCAGAAACATCGTCAAACGATTGCACCCAAGCAGATACGTCTGTGCCAGCTGCATCTAAGTCATCTATATACGCAATAGTTGCACTACCAATAGTTGCATTGTTAAATCTTACAACGCCTGACCCTGGGTCGCTATCCGTAGTTGTTGTGCTGTATGTAAACTGTGCGCTATCGCCACCTTTAGGTAAAAAGTCTGCAACTGTTGTTAAATTACCATCGCTGTCAAAACCAAGTGTTTTACTAGCTCTCGTTGCAGCACTATCGGTAAATTCAGCAGAAGTGATAGTATTTGTTTGTGATACTTTAAATGAACGGTCTACTTCTTCTTGTATCTCAATCATTTGGTGCGTTACTTTATCTAAGCTATCCTCAAAACTACCAGACAAGAAAGGATCATTTTCCACTAAATCAAGACTTTGTGTTAAAGCTGTATCTCTTATTAACACAACAGTCTCTGTAGCAGCTGGTACACTTCCTGATTCAAACACAACATTACCGCCTGATGCGTTACCTATGTTTGTAAGAGTGTAGTGGGTTGTAAGTGTCTTTAATGTCTCTGTGCCTGCAGCACTA